CGAGCCGCATCGTCTGAAGTGTTGCCGAATACGGCAGTCCAACGTGAACCACCGTGGCAGAACGGTCCATCGTCACCGTGCCCGAAGCAACCACCCTGTCTGGGTGTGTCGCTCCATCGGCAAGGATCGAAACAGTCTGGCCCTCTAGATGACTCAGCCCAGTCACCGAAGTCACCGCTACGCCCGAGTACGAAAGTCCCGAGTCGATGAAAAACGCAGACGTTCGTGCATTGGAGCGCAGCCACTCAGGTTCCATGAACTCGACAAACCGCTTGGTAACTCCGCCAATCGTGCGGCTGACAATCATCCAAAGCTGATCCTGATCCCCATCTGGGTGCGGAATGACTGCGATGCTCTCAACCTTGGAGTCTGTGCCGCCAAGTGTATGCCGGTGCCACGCTGTAACTTGCTGGCTCCGCTCGTAGGTGAAGCAAATCAAGTCACCCGTGGCGAGTGTTGCCCATACCATGCGGTTGGGTTCCTGCTGAAACGCCATGCGCGTAATGCCGCCCAGTGTGATGTGGTCGGCCAGGATGGTCATGTCAGGGGCAACGTATGAATTGACCGCATCGTCGTAGACCAACTCACGCAGCTTCCTGCCTGCACGCTGCACAAAGAGCAGTACCTGCTCCACACGCTGCGGGGACACCTTGGACTTACTCCCATAGGTCGAGTGTCTCACTATTTTCACGTTGCCGGGTGTGAGAGCCTCACCCTCCAGGGCTGCCGAACAGATGAACTCGCCACCAGCCGTGCCAATGGTCAGGGCGCGGCCCGCATTGATCCACTCAATCACATTGACCTGATCGGTGTTGATCGTGAAGACCATCGCCGACTCGTCGAGGTCTATAATCTGGTGACTCTCGTAGTTGCTGGTCTTCGACGCCCACAGGGTTTGCGGGTTGTTTGCTGTTCCAGCCCACCACAGCCGATCCTCAAAGAACGAGACGGTACGCGGGTATCTGTTCTTGCCCGTCCAAGCACCTTCAGCCCAGCGGTGCGTGGCATTGCTTACACCGACAACGCTGGCGGGCAGCTCCTTGTGGACCGTCATAGAAGCAGTTTGAGCACCCACATCCACCGATGAGATTGTCCCGTAACCGATGCCGCTGTGGACATACTCCCAATCTAGTTTTCCATCTGACGCTACGCCAAAGTCATGGATCGGCGCAGAGTTGCCGGTCACTGGCCCAGGCGCAGTCGCCACCTTATATACGTTACCCTCGAAATAAGCAGTCTGACCAACTACCCAGCCAGTCCCGGCATACCTAGACCCATCGGACGCAGGTTCCCAAGGTCCGTGATTGCTGCCGATTAGCTCCGACAGCTTGAAGTCTCCGTTTACCATATCCGCAGAGAAGACGGACCCACCAACTGGTCCTGTTAATAACGGGCTGCCCGTAGCAGCAGATGCGTAGACGCTAACCGCAGTGTCTAGGTTCGTCGGCTGAAATGGGGCATGATCGAAGTCAATAATCGTAAGCGTCCAATTATCGTCTGCGAGCCTCACCAACTTGCGTGGGTTCCAGTCTGGATGCGCGAGGTACAACACATCCGCAGACTGCGCGTATTGGATCGAGTCCAGGCTTGCGGAAAGGTACGGGGTAACAATCTCGTAAGGAATCGTAGCAACGGTGGCCGGCGGTATCGGAGCAGCAAGCACTTGCCCGCCATCCTTGTACACCCGCATGTACTGGTTGCCAAACTCGAGGATGTAAGCCTGCTCAGTCCCAAACTCAAACGGAATCAGACGGGTTACATCCGCAGAGTTCTTGACCTCGTTTACAAACCGAGTGCCGCTGCGCTTACGCGCTCCACCCTGAACGAGTGGGTAGAAATTCTCCATCTTCGCACAGCCGGACTTATACTTCGCCAAGTCAACGCGACCGTCTAGCGTGGGACTAAGCTCGCCCGCGTTGAATGATGACTGGATGGTCGAGGCTTTTGCCATCTCTCAATACCTCGCGTTGATCCAAGAATCCTCCTCGAACGGCATGGGCGAAGACTCTTGCCCGTCTGCCTTCCGAGCCAAGCTCATCAGCGCCTCGTATTCCTGGGCTGCAATCTGCCGCTTGGTGTTGCTCTGCGTCAGCTCCTCACACAACTCCATTGCTAGACGTGCCGCAACAGTGCTCTGAAGCAAAGAGTCCCATTGATTGGGATCTTCCTCACGCCGCACATACCGCATGGAAATCGGTGTGCCTTCGTCTGAAAGCAGTTTCCTGCCCTCGACTACCCACGGCAGCGTGGTGTCGTAGACCTCAACCACACGCAGACAATCCGCCGGCAGTTGGTACTGAGCGTCGTACCCAAAGGATGGGGCCTCGGCGAGCTTTGCCAACTTGGCACGGGTGATGACTGAGTTCCACGGGTGAGCGCGGAGTACCTCGTCACGGATGTGTGTATACGCACTACTACAGGCGCGAGCCTGCTTAGAGTCATCCGTGAGTGAAGTAATCCGCGCTTCGCCAACACGGCTTAGCGCCCTATTGCATATATCCGTTGCACTGGGCATCCGTTATTGGCTCCCTTAGAACTCAGTCGCCTGCGGTATAGAAGGCCTCAAGCTGCACGATGTTGAGAGCAACGGTCGAGGCGACCGTCATCGTGAACGTGATGTCGAACGTACCACCTGGGTCGGATGTGTAGGTAGCCGCATCCGAGATGTTGATAAGCTCCCAGACCTGCAAGCCCATGTTCTCTTCGTCGAAATCGCCGAGCACAAAGTGCTCAACGCGGTTGGCCGCAGTATCGGTAGCTACCGCAGTCGTAGAGAAGCAGTCCACGGAGTTCGTCGAAGGGAGGGCACCATCGTGTGCATCTCCAGTCTTGTAGAACCCCAGGTCCGCATCCCCAGCAGTTGACCCACCGTCTGAACTGAGAAGCAGAGAGTAAAGCCGGTCACTCGACTTGAGCGTGAGCATACGAACTTGGTCGGAGATAACTGCCGCCGTGCCCAATCCAACCCGTGCGTGTGTTCGCCTCACCCGAGCGTGCGAGAAACCCGCAGATGCTCTCCTCTGTGTGTCCAGCCCGAGAGCTTCGGTAAGGGCACCAACACCCGGCTCGACCGTGCCACTGGAATTGAAAAGATTGCTGTAAATAGTTGCCATGATTTTGATTCCTTCTGTCTAACAATGACGATTAGGGACCGGCACGACTCCGCCCCGGTCCCTTTACGTCAATTTGTCTTACTAGGCCACACGATCCGCCACGACCTTGACAACTTTGCCAAGCTCAAGGCGGGTAGCACCAAAGGTGCCCTTGCAATAGACCTGAGTGGCAAACGACTTGTCTGCCCTTTCTTCGATCTTGGTGGTGATGTCATTCCAGGTGCAAAGGTGCATCCCCGACTTTGCCCACATTGGGCAATCTTGCGAGGCGGCTACGGAAGTATCCAGCCTCTGGGTCGTGATGAAGTTAATCCCCAGGAACGAACGCACCTGACCATCCACCAGCACCTTCGTGCTGTTGCTGTCGATGGTCTGGATCTGGGACATTCCCAGGAGGTCTTGGTGCTGCTCTGCGGTGATCGCCATGTAAATCTGGTCATTGTCGAGATCGACCTCGTTCTCCATGAGAATCCGCTTGCCTTCAAGCAACTGACCGATTTCCAACGCTCCGGTAGTACCAGCAGAAACGGTATTCCCAGAAAACGCCTCATCGGTCGATCCGTTTTCACCCGTCTTCGACGTTCCGAAGAAGGCACCAATGATCTCGTCATCAATGGCGCGGCCCAGGGCATACGCCCCGTTGACGGCATACGGTGACTGCGGATCAATGAGCATCCGCACCTTGTCCTGATCGTCGATGAGATCCGCCCACTCGTAGTCCACCGGGAACGCCCAGCGTGCATCGTGAGGAGTGGAAATCAGCGGCGTGTCCGAGTGCCGCGTGGTCCGCTTGACTGCGTTGACTGCACCCACTTGCTCCACAGCTTTTGCTGCTTTGCCGGTGGCTGAACTCGCCATCACACTGTCGCGGAGTTTGGAACCCTTCTGCTGAAGCAGGTGGGCGACGTTCGTATTATATTGCTGCACAAAGGCAGTTGAGATTTGATCTGACATTAGGATAGTCCTCTGGCGCAGTTGCGCCTTGCGAGGCTTATCCGCCCATTGGCGGGGCCATCATTGAAATACACACGGCTTCCAGGGCTTGCCCGAGTGCCACCTCGGAGCCATTTAAGTCGGCTGGAAGGCTTGCCCGGTTGCCATGCCGGGGCCGTGGTTCAATGGTCTTGCGGTAGTACAGTTACTCCCTTGTCACAGAAGTTACTCAGTTGCAACCTCTGGATGAGCGAGTGCGTGCAATCGGTTCATTCGGGCCTTTGCTTCGGGCAAACCCTTCACGAGATAGTCCGATTTAAACTTATCGTCTAGAAACAAGTCCGCGATCTTGGCCTTTGCGGCTGCCGGAGTCATGCCAAACTGACTGCCTGCGCCTGAGTCCTCGCCGCTGGGCATTCCCTGATGCTCGCCCAGTCCTCGCCCAATCTCTGCCGACAGCTCGAGTACACCGCGCAAACCCAGTGCATCCTCCAGCTTGTTCATCGTGGCATCGTTGATTCCAAACTTCTGCCTAAACCGGCTGCCGGCGGCAATGTTCTCCTCCCAGGCACCGCCCCATTCCTTTTCTAGAGCCGCCTTGTCGGCACTGGCCTGCTCCAGACGCTGATTCTCATGCTCCTGGACGGCCTGCTCCATCCGCCCGTTGTATTTCGCATAGATGCTCTGAGCCTGAGTCTTCGACAAACCCGCCTCATGTGCCCAGCTTGCAAGGTCAGGAGTGAGGTCAAGACTACCCTCGGGCACCTCGGGACCACCACTGAACTCGTAACCCGCCGCATCCTCTGGTCTACCTAGCTTCGAGTACACCTTGCCCCAAGCCTCTGCATCCTCTGCATTCTTGGGCAGATGCAACACCTGATCGCCCGGTGCGCCCATCGCCTTCTCGAGGTTGCGATACGAATCAAGCATCTGATCCGCACCCTTCCAACCCTTGTTCTCGACGTAGCCCTGAGCGTCCTCTGCAAGTCCCGCAGTCCATGCTGGGGCTTCCGGTGCCTCCGTACTCACTGCGGTCAGTGGTGCGGCTTCTGGCGCTCCTGGTGCGACTTCTGGTGCTGCGGGTGCTGCTACTTCTTCGGACATGGTGATCCTCCTGGTAATTACTGCTCGGCTTCAATCGCCAGCTCATCTGTTGACGGAACTAGATTCCGGTATCCCTGAATCCGTAACCAAACCTGACGGCGACCCTCGAGCTGCGACGTGCCGTGACTGTCACCCTCGACGTGGGTTGTACTGTTGGCGTGACAAAATCGTGCCAAGTCATCCAAGACGGCGGTTGCCCTCTCTCCATCGAAGATCGACTTGTATGCTTGGCTCCTCGCCAGGATTTCATTACGCAACGCCAGCCTCCGCAGGTAGTGCAGCCTGAGCCTGAGCCATATCCTTCATCGCCGGAGCAATCTGTTGCATACTCTCCATCTGCTGCTGTTGCTGCGCCTGCTGCTGTTGCTGCTCGGCAATGTCTTCCATCTCGTCTGAAGTGTGCAGGATGTCACTAGGTGCGCCGTTGATCTCAGCCGCCAGTCGAATGATCTCGTCTGGTTTGAAGATCGACAGCACGCTGGGATCAGCCTGCGCAAATGGCATGGCAATCTCTAGCGTTCTCTGAATCCCTACCAACTCCTCACTGCGCTGAAACCGCATCGCAGGACTCTCGTAGGTGATGTCGTACTCGCCTTCAGCTTCAGCCAAGACACCCGGCATCTCGGGCAGATAACCCTGCCTGCCTAGAATGTTGAACTCGCGGTGAATCTGAGGGCCAAGCATCTCGGACTGCTGCCTGCCCACCGTAGGAGCAAGTAGTTGCCCCTTCTCCTGGGCTCGAATCAATGCCTCGGTCGCCGTCATCTGAGGTTGATCCACCAGAATCTGAAAGAGCGTCACGAGAAAGGCGTCGTTGATTGTCATCCGCTCTTTCTCGAGCATCCCCTCGGTGATGTCTAGCCGTGCCCCCGTTTGAAGCGGCACGATAAGAGGTCTGCCCTGAGCATCGACCCCTCCATAATTCAGCCCGCCAGGGGTCAATCTGACCTGTTTGGAGCCGGTGCCCAGAACACCGTCATCATGCAGCAATAGCGGAGGGTCCACGATCTTGTGACCGCTCCGAATGAATGTTTTCTGCATCTCCTGCGCCATCTTGATTGCGGGCAGCACCAGCATCGCTGGACCTCTGCCATACATCTCGGTCGGATTCACGGTGTAACGGCTGTACATGTACGGGAACTCTTCGTAGCCGCCCTCATCGACAATCGCCTTATCGTCAATGCTGATGTGATACGAGATCCACGGCATACCGTGGTAGTCCTTGCGGTCACGATCCTGCTCAATCTGGGGGCTGACCACATGCAAAAACTCAAACTGCTTGTAATGGTTGTCCACGCTCTCGAATGCCACCGCAACCTTGGGCGGTAGCTTGTCCCGTCCCCACTCCTGAGCGGCTGCCTTCGCACTCATGGTGTACTTGCGATAGACGGTATCCACCTTGCGTGCCGGGTCGAGTTCGATGAACACACTACCCACATGGCATTGAACGTATCGCACGCCCACACCTTGCTTGGGCTCGTCGACAAACAAACACGCATTGCCAAAGGCACCGAGCGACTTGTACCCCTCGTGCATCTGAGCGTAATAGCCCGCCTTCGGCGAGTTGCGAGCCTGGAACATGATCCGGCCCACCTCCTCAAACCACTGCTTGACGGCTGAATCCTTGTTCAGATCATCGTTGGTGCTCTTCAGCGTGTGCCACTTCTGTGCCCTCGGCGTGAGCATGGACTCCATCGCCGCTGCAAACTTCTCGAGTGCCAACGCAGCAGTCGCGTCGAAGATCGTGGCGCTTCGCTTCTCACCTGGAGTGCGAGAGGTCAGGAACTCATCTGCCGCAGGCCACACCAATTCGGCCACCTCGGACCAATGGCTATCCCAGTTGTACCGGCGTCCTTCCAACTCCGCGAGCTTACGCAGACAATCCTCGACTGATTTCGCCATGCTCTACGCTCCTGTCAAATACTTGTTGGAGGTGTTGGCTTGACCGGGTTGACCCAGTGGTGAGCCCGACAGGATCGTGCTGGCTCGCCCGCCTTGCCCAGCCTGCCGGCGACGTTGTTCAGCCATACGCTGTGCAGTACGCGCCGCGTCCCCCGACAGATCGGCAGGAGCTTCGGGTGTCATAATCTCCGGGGCTTTGATCTTTTTCCTTGACTCTGCAACCGTGACGGATGTGCTCGCTACTGTCGCAAGTGCCATCACCCATGCCTCAATTCCCATTTTGTTTCCCCTTAACCCAGCATCTGTGCTGCTGCTTGTGATCCGCCACCGAGTGGCTGGCCTAACATCGAAGAGGCACGCAATCGCCTCCTTGCAACCGTGCCACCGCTAGACTGTGAGGCACCCTTTGGACCCTCGGAGCGTCTAGCCGAATCCACACGGCGGCTCACGCCGAGTGACCCGCCACCACCACCCTGAGCGCCGCCACCAGACGGGCGGGTGAGTTCCGCAGCCCGCATCGAATCGCGGTGTGGCACAGCAAGGGCAGCCCTATCCGTTGCACGTTGGGCAAACCCCGCTGGCCCCCCAGCGGCTTCGATTTGCTTCAATTCGTCTACACGGTTGTCAAACTTGCCTTGTTGTGCCGTCCAGAACTCTGATCGGAGTGTCTCTAGTTGGGCGCGAGACTGGACAGTCTTTGGCCCCAACCCCTGCGAGTAGAATGGGTTGACATTTGCACCACCAAACCCGCTGAAAGTGTCCCGATGCTGCGGCACGCGCAGTTGGTTAATATCCTCGCCCCTACCCCTGCGAGCTGCATTATCTTTGTATTGGCCCCATCCACTGGCTGCGCCGGGTCTGTTCCAGTATTCCGTTTTGTTGGTCTGGACTTTGTTTAGACCACGGAGACCAGCCGCGTGGGCCTCTACGTTTGCCAGGTTGTTCCAGTCCACCGCTCCGATGAGGTTCGTCCCCCGGTACGCATTCACCCCCGTCATTCCGCTGTCGCCAGCCCATATCCCGTACTCTTGTTGATATGAACCCGCCCCACCCGGCGCTCCAGATATCGGATCCTGTCGCATGTACTGATCGGGGGCTTGATATGCCCCAGTCAGATAGTTCTGTGTCGGCATATCAATTCACTCCTAGATCGCGGAAGGTTCCACCCTCTGCATTCGTCCAGCCTCGAGCCGCTAGAAACCGGCGCATGATAATCCTTGGGATGCGGGGATCTTCACCCGGCAAGCCCGTTACACTCCACAGCCTCTTGGCACCGAGCAGCTCGCCAATCACCTCGATTCCCGTCATGTGACGCTCTGTTCCCAACCGACCCCGTGCCTCAGGTGCTGCACATGCGTGTAGCGCGAGACTTTCCTTCTCAGGCCCCTGGAGGAACCACACGAGGACGTTCTCGCCGTACCGGACCCAGGAGGCGGACTGAGCCTCGAGGTCGCTCACGGGCCTTGGGTAGCCCCATGCGGCCACGTCACGCTGGGCTTGCTCCCAGTTTGTCTCTTCGCGGAAGAAGTCTAGGCCCATTCGACCCCCCTCTCACGAGCGCGCCGCTCCTCGCGAGCGATCAACTGGCGGATGCGGGTCCCAGACAGACCGTACTTCTCGGCGAGTTGCTTGATCGTCCAGCCGTGGCCATGACGCAGATAGGCAATATCCACGTTCCTCACCAGCCGCTCTCCCTGACCCTTCCGATACTTCACATCACACCATCTGGGTCATGGGTGCGCTGATCTCGAGCGATCAACTGGCGGATTCGCCCAGGGGATAGACCGTACTTCTCGCCAAGTTGCTTGAGCGTCACGCCACCGGCTAGATACAGATCGACTATCTCATCGACGATGTGTGGGAAGGTGTGGCCCTCCTCATTCGCGTAACCCATCTCCCATCGGGATACCGCACGGTCCCGACACTTCGCCGTATGCGCTGCGGCCTTCTCTGCTCGCTTCCTGCCTATGCGTTCCCACCACTCCTGCTCTTTGTTTATGGCAGTATCAATACGCATCTGACGGTCTGCCATATAAGCATCCGCAAGCACCTGCCGCTTTGCTTGCGCCATCCATCGGCCCAGACGCTCGGGGTCAACCCTGCAAGCCTCGGCGATTTCACGCTGCGACACACCATCATTGAGGAGTGATGCAACCAGCTCGTGTACAGCCTCAACGGCTTGCGGGTTTGTGGGCAGGACCATTACATCACCGCCTGAGTCTGGTTGCCGCCACGGCTGCGATTCGCGGGGATCAGTGCTGCTCGTCCCTCGCCTCCACCCATCAAACTATATTCTAATGCCTCTACTGGGTGGCTCCACTCATTTTTATCTGGCAGGTCGGTGAAACGCTCACTGCCTGCAATCTTCATGCGGCGGTAACAAAACCCGCCCATCAAGCCCTTCCGTACCATCTTGGCTGTGGGACTGACCTGGAGTGCAGGCTTGCCGTCCATGCACAAGCGCAGTGCTGGGTTTGACACCGATGCACGGCGTAGGTCTGGGTTGTTCGTCGCGCATGGCTTTGCAGGAATGCCCGCAGCCCGAAGGATGCGAATCGGTGTGTCCTCGGTAGCCTGACCCTGTGCTGTACCCGATGGGTCGCACCACACCTCCACCGGCATTTCCGAATACTTCGTGTCTAGCCAGCGTTTTAACGCGGGTCCGAAGATCGCCGCTGACATATCGGTGGCGACCAGCTCGTCCAGCACGACTCGCCGGCCCATGTCCTCGATGTGCTGAGTGACAACCGCAGCAGGAGTACGTCCGAAGTCTATGCCGATAATGAGTGGATAGCGGCGGTCTGCCGCGATGGGTTCATCTGCCGTGTGGATTGAATCGACGAACCACGGGTGGACAGGCTTGCCATCCACCAAAAAGTGATACTCGTTGGCTAGAGATACGCGAATCCAATCGTGACTCTTGCCCTCGAGTCCTCGGCGGTAGTAGCCCTCTGGTAAGTTCTCGAGGTTCTCGGCATCAGGGTTCGGAATCCACTCGCCCTCCTTCTCCCCGGGAAACACGCCACCCGGCTGACGGAAGAACTTCCAGCCCTTGGGACGCACATTCTCAGCCAGGTTGTAATACCAAGAGTCTTCGTCGGGGGCGTTGGTGTCGAGGATCATGCCATGCCAAGTACATTCGACACCCCCCGAGGCCATCGACGGGTAACGTCCGTGACGAAGGTCGGCCATGTCTACGATCGACTTCTGGATTTCCTTTGCCTCGTTGAAAAATACCCCCGATACCTGCTGTCCGCGTAGCTTTCTGACCCCATCATCTCGGTCTAGCGCGAGGAATATCATCTCACTCAAGACATGGGTGCCATCCTCGAGATGGAAGTCCACGGTGAAGGTGGGAGGGGCCAACCCCCCGTATCTCATCTTGCCCAGACCCTCGAATACCGCGCAGAAGTCTTTCGCGGTTGTCGACATGAGATCGGGAAAAGTATTGCGGACTGCGATAAATCGGCTGGGCCGCTGGCCCTTCGCGTTGGGCTCCTGCTCGATCATGTGCGCCATGATGCGCTGCACAGCAGCAAAGGTCTTACCTGAGCCTAGTGGACCCATGATCGCTGACACCCGCTCTCGGCAGCGCATGAAATCGTTGAGCACCGCAAACTGTGGGACTCCCACAGAAATTTCAGTCTTCGTTGCTGCGGCCACTGGCCCCCCCAGTGTAATCCCTGAACACCACCACCGGCCCACCTTCGTCACCTGTGATGTGGGTCTGGTTGGGGATCAGCTTGCTCACGAGCGTGGCGAAGGTCTTGGGATCGGAATCGCGGAGATCGGTGAAGAACTCCTCGCCGCCATCCTCGGCAGTAGCCTCGAGGGCACGTACAAGAGCGTCACGGACTGACCGGGTGCTCTTGTTGAGCGATCCAGGCTTCCGACCGCCAACCTTCTCGTGTCCCTTCTCGAATCGCGGCAGGAATCCACTCCTCACTTTTGATCACTAATTCAGTGCGAACGACTACGACGTTGATATGAGCGAGGGATGGCAAGGTTTAATCCCCGCCACCCCCCGCCGCAGTAATGGTAGGGGTGACCCATCCAATCACTGCGGGAGGTTGCACCCGGTATCCCGAGCTTTTTATCCCCTTGTGACACATCCGGTCACACGTCAATGACTTATCGCCTTTTCCCTGCAAATTTACGTTTAGGCCGTTCGCTCTGCCGCTTCGTAGATTGTTCGGCGATGGCTGCGACTTCCCCCTCTACGATTGAGGGTTCAGCCCGGTCTGCTTGGATTCGCTCGAGCACCCATCTTGCTCCAGCCGCCCAGGCATCTGTAATCCGTGAATCGAATGGGGCCAGTCTCGCCCCGCCTTTGCTCATCCCATTCCCCCCATCTTTTTGACATGGATTGCGGTGCGGTCGAGCATCCTGTCAAATGTCACGGCTACCGCTAACGCAGCCCACATATCTTTTTTGAAGCCGTAGAGTGGGCCGGGAGAGGCTTTCAATCCGACAGCCTTGAGCTTGCCGGGTCCGTATAGGTCGATCAATGCAGCGCGAATATCTGCATCGTTGGCGCGATTGGTCGAGCACAGCTCCATCTTCACATCTCGG